TTGATTTTATCAATATACATTTCTTTCCACCTGTGAGGGCATTCCATCCAAGTGGACAATTGTGTGTAACTGATGTTTTTCTCTGTGTCCCAGTCCATTTCTGGAACTACAGTTTTATTGATGTTTTCTATTATATTCATATCGTCAAGATACGAAAGATAATTGACTTAGCCAAGTTTTTATTTAAATTTCTTTACTTTAACTATCTGAGCTATTATACCATAAACAGATAAATCTTGGAATGTATCATCAATAGATTCACCTACTGTGTCTGGTTCACCCATTATAACTAGTTGTTTTAAACGTTGAATTTTGTCATTCATTCTAAACCACAAACCTGTTAATGCTAATTTAACATCACCATCAGTTTCTAAATTAGTACCAACATTTATGTTACCACAACCATAATTTCTATGTTTTTTACAGAATGTGACATATTGATCCATCATGATTTTTTTATATTCAACACATAATTCTTCATGGTTTTTCTCACACCATTCTACTGCTTCATTGTCTTCTTTTGTAAATTCCATGTTAGTCATTTAATTGGGTTTTTTTAAACATACTAGATTCATTGTAATAATCTTTTAATGTGTCTAATTGATCTCTTGCATCCGTTAATTTATCTAAAGCTTTTACAGCTTCTTCCATAAAATGTTCTGATGTGTGTTCTCCAATTGCTGTTCCTTTGAAAAAACACATATCTAATGTAAGTAATGCTTCATTAATTCTTGCTTCACATTCACTTTTAAGTGCTTTGTATAGCCTTTCTTGATGGTTCATTTTTATAATTTTTTATTATTGATTTAATTGTTTTTTTATCTAATATATTTAGATAATCGTATGCTTCTCTTGTACTAACTTGAAAATGCATAGCCAAATATTCTGCTTTTTCTTTTTCTTTTTTTGTTTTAGCTCCTTTAATCCATTTATAAAAACGAAATTTATTAGGAAGTAAATTAAAGTAAATATTAAATACCTCTTTAGGTGATATAATTTGATTTAAACCTGTGTAATTTTGAACCATATTAACTATTCCTAAATAGCTTGGATTCATACTTAAACCTTTATTTATTATAAAAACATTAAATGATTTTTTTTCTTCATCATTAAAATCATTCCAAGTACGTTTTTTAGTATGTAGGTTTTTAATGTGGTCAAATGGATTCATTACTCCTTAGGTAAAAAACCTTTATTAATATGACCACACTTAGCACAAGCAAATACTTGAATTGGTATCATAGATTCTTGTCCTGTAGGGGATAATAATGCCGATAATTTACGCATTTGATATACTTGTACAAATGTTTCGTTTTCACAATGTTCACATGTTTCAGCTGTTGTTTGGCTAAAATCTATATTCATTTGGGGTTGTTGTGGGTTATTCATCTTCTTGTTGTTTTTTTAATTTTCTAATGGCTTCATCCTTTTGGATTCTTTTTTTTAGAGATTTTTTAGTATAATTTTTACGTTCTCTAAGTTCTCTAAGAACTTGTGTATCTCTAAATTTTTTTTTAAATTGTTTTAAAGCCTTATTTATATTTTCTTTTACTACTGGTATATTTAGCATAAATCTATTAGTTTATTTAACATTGCTGCTATGCAAATTTCTTTTTCTAGCACAAATGTATATTCATATTGGTACTTCGCAATAATAAGTATTGCTTCACCCTCTCTATCACCAAATAACGTTGATGATTTATCATAAATATACTTAAATAAATCGTCAAATTCTCTTGAACCTGAATCTGCTAATATTTGTCTAATTTCTGACAATTTAGCTTTTCTAATTAATGCGTCAACTACTAAACCACCTAATTGTGTGTTTTTTAGTGAATCGTTGTCAATTTTAATTTGACCATCAACAACAGAACCTTGTATTGTATTAATAATTTTTCTAATGTCAGGATAATGTGTATCAATTACTTTCATTGAAGTAGACTCACTAGTTTCAATACCTTCATTAGCTAATATATTTTTTAAAGTATCAAATACATCTCCTTTTGAGGGAGGTGTAATTTCAAATGATTGACATCTACTCTGTAGAGGAGAGATTATACGTTCAAGATAATTACAAGTTAAAATAAAACGAGTTGTTGCGCTACAAGCTTCGATTGTGTGTCTGAGTGTTGCTTGTGCTTGTGGGGTTAGATAATCTGCTTCATCTAATATAACAATTTTAACATCATTAAAACCCATAGTAGAAGCAAATGGTATAATTTTATCTCTAATTGTGTCTATACCTCTTTCATCACTTGCATTTAAGTATAATAAATCACAATTTAAATTTTTAGTAATTAATTTAGCTAAGGTTGTTTTACCTGTACCCGCAACTCCATGGAATAATAAGTTTTGTATTGATCCTTGTTTAAGGTAATCTGCTATCTTACTTTTAATTGTTTCGTTACCTACATATTCTTCTAAAGATTGTGGTCTATATTTTTCTACCCATAATTCCATTTATTCGTCTTTTAAAAGTAATTTATTTCTAACTCTATCACTAATTGGTATAGCATCACCTTGTTCATCAATTCTAACAAATGTAATAAATGTTTCTAATATGATGTTTTGTTTACCATTGTAAACATTATGTGATCTTGCTTCTAATTTCAACTTTATACTTGTATGACCTATTTCTTCAACAGCCCCATATATTTTAATAAGTTGACCTTCTTTAGCTGGTCTTTTAAAAACACACTTGTCAATTGAAATTGTAACCATTCTAGGTGTGTCACAAAATTCACATGCAAAACCCGCAGCACTAGCATCTAACCAAGCTAGTAACTTTCCACCAAAAAGGTTTCCGTGGAAACCTAAATCTGACTTTTTTACTGGATGTGTGTTTAATAATTTCATTATTTAAAATATTCTTTTAAATAAACATAAATAAACATAGCAGCGCCTAGGGGCCAAAATAATATAAGCATTATTCTGGCTCCCCAGCTCCACTCAGGCACATTTTGAAATGATGGGTGGTCTGCATATTTGTCTGATATAAAATCTAATATAAATGAAAAGGCAAAACCTATAAATATGTAGTTTAAAAATTTATCCATTATATCCCCATCATTGACATTGGATCCACTTCTTTATCATCTTCTGGATCATCAACTATTGTACATTCTGTGATTAACATTGTTCCCGCAACTGACACTGCATTTTCTAATGCGGTTCTAGTTACTTTTGTTGGATCAATGATTCCTTCTTCTACCATATCAACATAACTTTCTGTTTTAATATTATAACCTTTAAAGTCATGTTCTACTGCTGCTAATATTGCGTGGTATTTGTCTATACCTGCGTTTTTAAGGATTTGAATAAATGGTTTTTCAATTGCATTTAATAGAATTTCAGCTCCAATTGTTTCATCACCTTCACAAACTAATTGATTTGAATCTAATAATTTATGTCTAGCTTCTAATAAAGCAACTCCTCCACCAGGTACGATACCTTCATCTAAGGCAGCTCTAGTAGCGTGCAATGCATCATCAACTCTATCTTTTCTTTCTTTCATTTCAGTTTCAGTAAAACCACCTACGTTAATTACAGCAACACCACCAGCCATTTTAGCTAATCTATTTTGTAGTTGTTCAACAGCATAATTACTTTCTGCTCTTTCAATTTGGTCTTTAACTTCTTCTAAACGAGCAGCAATTGTTTCTTCCGTACCATTACCATCTACAATTGTAGTTTTTTCTTTACCTACTGTTATACCTCTTGCAGTACCTAATTGATCAAATGTAGCTTTATCTAAACGCATACCTTTTTGTTTAGAAATAACAGTACCACCTGTTAATACAGCTATATCTTCTAATATGTGGGTTCTTCTTTCCCCAAAGTCAGGAGCCTTAACAGCACAACATTTTAAAATACTTCTCATTTTATTTACAATCATTGCAGCTAACGCTTCACCATCAATGTCTTCAGCTACAATTAAAAGTGCTTTATTTTGTTGTGAAACTGCTTCTAAAATTGGTAATAATTCTTTAACTTGACTAATTTTACCATCATATAATAAAATGTATGGTTCATCTAATTGTGCTTGCATTGTTGAATTGTCAGTTACAAAGTAAGGTGACTTATAACCTCTATCAAATTCCATACCCTCAACTGTTTCTAATGTTGTTTCATAGGATTTACTTTCTTCAACAGTAACAACACCATCTAAACCTACTTTGTCAATTGCAGCCGCAATTAATTCTCCAACTTCATTGTCATTGTTTGCTGAAATTGTAGCAACTTGTTTAATTTGTTCTTCTGATGAAATGTCAGTAGACATTTCTTTTAGATGTTTAACAATTTCTCTAGATGTTTTATCCATACCTCTTTTAATAGCAACTGCATTGTGTTTTTGAGATAAGTTTGTGTGATTCATACCTTCAGAAATTAATTCTTTAGCTAACAATGTAGCTGTAGTTGTACCATCACCAGCATTGTCTGCTGTTTTAATAGATGCTTGTTTAACCATTTGTGCGCCTAAATTTTCAACTGGGTCTTTTAATGTAACTGTTTTTGCAACTGTAACACCATCTTTAGTTGATGTAGGTAAATTACCACCTTGTTGTGCAATCACTACATTACGTCCATTAGGGCCTAATGTTGTTACAACTGCCTCTGCTAGTTGGTTTACTCCACTTAATAATTTTGTTCTTGAATCAGAACCTGTTTCGATAATTTTACTCATTGTCTTCTTTTTGTTTTATAATTCCTAATACATCACTTTCTCCTGCTACAATATATGTTTCATTTTCTACCACTACTACTTGTGCACCAAATTTAGGTACCATTACTATAACTCCTACTTCTAGTCTGTTTGGTATTAAAGTACCATCATTACTAATTCTACCAGGACCTACAGCTAATACTGTTCCCATTTCAGGTTTTTCTCCACCTGCGTCAGGTACAATAATATTTCCATATGTTGTTTCTCCTTCTTCTATTGGAAGAATAATAATTTTATCACTTAAGGGTATAATTGGACATTCCATAATTTATATATTTTTAAGGGGTTCTGTTAATTTATTTTTTATGTTATTGAAGCTTTCTATAAAGCCCGCTAACGTATAATCTTCTTTTTGATTAGCCAAACTCATACGGGATACTTTATTAATAGCATTTTTTAAATCGTTATAATATCCTACTGGTTTATCTTTTTCAGTGTCTACTAAAACATACTGATCTTCTTCTACATAAATTTCATAAGGTGCTATTGCTGCGTCCTTAATTTTACTCATTCTTTTGGTTTGGCCTTTTTGTCTTCCTCTCATATTATTTTATTTTTATCGACAAGATACAAAAAATATCTTGTTTCTTCTAGTTTTTTATTAATTATTTTACTATTCCTTTACCTAGTATTAATGGTGAGCCATCTTCATGTGCTGTTATATGAAAACAGTTCTTTTTTTCTATAATGATTAATTTTTTATTTTTTAACCATTTATAGTTTTTATAAACGTATTCTGTGATTTTTTCTATATCTTCTTCTTTCATTTTAATTGTTTTCTTGTTTTCTTACTAAATAATATCCTGTGTATAAATCATCACCACAATGAAAATGTGCGTCTATTAGACCTTTTTTATTAATACGGATTTCACCACTGTGGTAATTTTTATTTGCTTTTAAAATTTCTTTAAAAAGATTAGAATCAAATGGAATAGGGCCAAATGATTCTTTAATTTCTGCCTCTACGGCAAATTCAATTGAATTTGTAATAGTAGTACCTATAGTGAATATTAATTCTTCACCTGTAAATCCTTCTCTTGTTTCAACTGTAAATATCTCTAAATCGCTTAAAGCATCTTTAGACTTAACAAATCTAGTTATAAATTCATCATTTATTGGAAATGATGTACTAAAATTGTCTTCATCTTTTACTTCTGGTACTTTTGGTAGTACTTCTGGTTTAGATAATGAAAATTTAATTTCATAATTAGTGTCAGCTATATTAAGTGTAGAATTACTAGCTTCCATTAATATATCTCCATCTAAAATATTTAAACATTTAATAAGTTGAGATGTATTAAAAATACCATAATCTCCATTTTTGAGACCAATGTTATTTCTATATTCAACATATCCTAATAGTACTTTAGAATCGTTAATAAAATTAATTTTTAGTTTTTTGTCTGTGACTACCCACTTAACTTTTTCAATAACATTGCCTAGTGAGTACTTAGACACTATGTCTGATATAACCTTTTTACTTATCATATAACCTTTTTAAAACTTAAAAAATTGTTGAACATACGTATTGAGTGTTAAATTTCCCCAACCAAGATCTTCATAAAATGATTCTAATTTGTTCTTAAGTATCGTATCAAAAGCTTTTGGGATATCCACATATTCTTCAATAAACCTACGAATAGGTTGTGGTAAATCAAAATCTAAAAATCCAATAGTATCTATTTTATAAGGGTTGTCTCTTAAGTAAACCCATTTAATTTTATCACCTTCTACTATTTGAGTGTGTTTTTTAGATAAACCTTTAAATTTAAGTAAATCATTGTATCTTACAGCTGCTTTAACACCCACAGACGCACCTAATTTTTTACCAGATCTGTTTTTAACTTCTTTAAATTCAGAAAATATTTCTCCTGCTTTAGCGGGTGGACCTTGGTGCTTATTTATTCCTTTTACCCCTGTAGGTTTTGATATTTCTGTAAAATCTCTGTCTTTAAGTGATTCTTTAAATTCTAGTATTTCCTTGTCAACTTCTTCTCTTGTTGCACCAAATAATATTTTATTAAGTAATTCTTCAAAAAATGTCCTAAATAATGGTGGAAAATTTGATTTTTTAAAATCAAGACCTTTTACGTCAATTTCATCACAAGGTACACCTTCTTTCTTTGTGATATACTGCGCATATCTACGTTTACCTGAAAAGAACGCAGAACGTATTGTACATTCTGTTTTCATTTCTAATCTGTGTTTGTCTACAGGAACATTAAACGCATCTAATGCTAAATCATTGTAGTATTCGTTAATTTTCTTCTCATATTCTAATGACATTGCTTCAAGCTTGTCTGCTTTAGTTGGTTCGTCTAAATCATCAAAATTTGGATATAATTTACGTAATAATGGTTCAGCATTAACATAACATGAGTCAGTGTCTTCATACACTACAACACCTGTACAATTATCATATCGTTGTGTAGGATTTGTTTTAATTTCATAAACTGGTTTACCTGTTTGTAATGTTTTTTCAGCTGTTTGGTTTATGAATGTTCCTGAATCTTGAATGATTCTTTGTCCTGTAAGTGTAATACCTTCACTCAATAATACAGAACCATATCTAAATGTAGGTAATGCTGTAGCACCATACAATGAGTTAAGTAAGATTTTCATTGTATATTGACGTAAATGATTTAAATCACCCCCCGCTTTATCACCTGATTTGTATGCTTTTTTCATAGCATTTTTATATTCAACTCTTTCATCAAACCACTTACTAAGTACAACTGACAATGTAGATGGTTTGTCTGTTCTAAACATTACACCATTGGCTGTGATTGCTAGATTATTTTTTTCTATTAAAGCTAATATTTCTTTAACAGTCATTATTTTAGTTTGACGTTTTAAGTTTTCAATTACAAATTCTTTACTTTGATCCATTTTTTTAAGATCATTTAAAGCTAAACGATTATCTCTATCGTCTGTAGTTACAAGTCGTCCCACCAGTGTTTCTCTTCCAATGTTAAGAGACATAATAATTGAAGGATATAGTGAAGTTAAATCTTCATCAAACATGTAATTGTAAATGCCTGTTTGAGGGCAAAATAAATAACCTCCTGCATATGATAATTTATTCCCCTCTTCATCTTCTTTTACAATTGGATTTGGATCTTTGTTTGGTGGAATAATGTCTTCACCTAATAAGTAAGCTGATATAGCTCCATCTTGTGTTCTAGATGATTGATAAACTTCTTCATACACACATTTTCCTTTGTGTGATATATTTTTAGTTAAATCTAAATATTTAAATTTTTCATCTAATTTTTTTAAGATTAAAACATCCACAAAGTTATAATCAATAAATTTTTGTTTGTCTTCACGAAATAACCTGTCTAATGATCCATCATATTCAATTTTTCCTTGGTTAACGTACTTTTCACCTAAAGAATCAAGTTTCATTGATGGTTCTTGTTGAAACGAATATTTTTTATGTAATCGCATGTAATCGAGTGACGTTACACCTGCAATTCTAATTGGTTGGTCTGGATACCATCTTTTATCGCGTTCTTCAACTATTCTGATTGGTGACAAACGTTTTGCTGTACGTTCACCTAAACGATTTTTTATTCTATAGTAAAGATAAGGAATATCAAAATAATCACTATTATAACCAACTAAAATGTCAGGTTTAATAGCTTCCATTCTAGCTAAAAATGTGTCAAGTAAATCTGTTTCTCGTTTTACAGGTATAATTTCTCTACCATCTTGAGTGCCAGCTTTAATTTCACCTGTTTTGTCTAATATGACAATTGCCCATTGATCTTTTTGTTTATCCCACCAAGCAATTGAAGTAACAGGCATTGGTGCCTGTGCTATATATTCGGGTGTTAATGCACCTCCTATTTCAATCTCAATGTCAAAAAATACTTCTCTGTGGGTTGTGGATGGTTCATCATTAGTACCATACTTGTCAATTAGAAATTTTGTATGTATGTTTCCTCTAGTGTGGTCTGCATAGTGTAAACCTCTAGTTTCTCTATTCCAATTGTAAACTTTTTTTAATGGTTCATCTTTTAAACCCCAATTGGTTGCATCATATTCACCACATTCTTGATAACCATAATTTTGAAATTCTTCTACAGAATAACCTTCATCTGTCCATAAATGGACATCGTAGACGTTCCAAACGTCTGGTTTTTTTACAACGTAACAGTTTTTATACATGTATATAATATACGAAAAGTATATTTAAGAGCCAAGTTTTTTAATTATTAATCTGATCCTCCTGAAAAATCTTCATAAGTAACATGGGCAGATTCTTCTAAAGTCCCCTGCATTTCAGTATTACCTGCTGATCCTGCTATATTTTGTGTAAGTGAAATTGCTACAGTACTTGAGGTTGCGTTTCCATCTAATTCATAAGCTGCTTCAAATCTCGCATCTGCATTATCATTGATTGAAGCAATTAAATCATCTGTCCAATTGGTTATTGATTCTTCATTTAAATAATTAGGATCTGATAGAGTCATTTGAGGGGTAGTATATTCAAATTGACTCCCTAAACTATTTTCTAAAATTAAACTTTGGTTACTTATACTCTCAGTAACTGTGTTAATGAATTCTGATAATATTGGATTAGTATAATCAAGAAATTTTAAAGTTATTTTAGCATTGGCCTTTACACTATTATCTATTACTTCTTCTTCGTTAAGAGATGCCCCCCCGTCTTGAATGTAATTAGATAATATTTGATTTTGTTTTTGTTGAAAATTCTTTAATTCTAATTGAAGATTTTTATTTAAAGATTGTTTATAATGTATTTTAAGTTCTGCTAATTCTGTTAGGAATTTATTTAAATATTGATTATATAAATTAATTATTTGGTTTTCGTTTATTAAAGGATTTAATTTTTTAAATTCTTTAAAAGTTAATTCTTTAGGCCAAATAGGGGGTTTTATGTTAATTCTTTTACTCATTATAATATTTTAGTATTTTTTACACTTTCAACTATATTGTTTAAATCCTTATTTATATCTGATCTAAGTTTTTTAAATTCATTATGTATTAGTTGTTTGTGTTTTATATTATTATCTTTTTGATTTTGATTATTAGTTTCTTTTATTTTTTTTAAAAGTAATTTTTCATTATTTTTAGTTTTATTATTTAATTCGTCTAATAAATATAAACTTTTTTCATGTAAATTAAATTTTAAAGTATTAAAAGATGTATTTATCCTTTTATTTATTTTTTTATCTACTTTTCTAATTAAAAAAATCGAGTAGCCTCCTAAAATAATTGACAATAATACTAAAATAAACATATTATACCATTTCTTCAAGAATTCCTACTGCTTCTGATACTATAAGTAAAGTTACAGCAACACTAATATTAAATGGTATAAAAATATAACCTAATATTCTTATTCCTGATTTAACAAAGCTTATAATTTGGTGTTTTCTTGCATCTGGTAATTGTTGTTGAACTTTCCCTAATGATATATTATGAGTGTCGTTTTGTATTCCTCCTGTTCTAGTCATATTATATATTGTTTAATTCTTCTTCTGTAAAAAATTGTGTTAAATCTGGTGCAAAGTAATTAATTGATTTCATTACCTTTTTATCACTTGAACGATATACTACGTAACGATCTCCTACTTGTTCCCAATGACATGGGTGACCTTTTTCTTCTGATCTTACTTTAACTGTTTCTTCAGCTACTTCTTGAGTTTCACATGATTTAGACATATTTGAAGCCTGTACCTCTTGGTATGCCTCCCATACTTTACCTTTTAAACCATGTAATAAAGCTCCATTACCTAATGAAACATAAGTTATATCACATAATGCATCTAATATTCCTACAATGTCTCCCTTTTCACAAGCTTCTCTGTATTCTTCTAATTCTTCAAGAATAAAATCATACACAAACTGCCATTGTTTTTTTTCACCAATTACAGGTTCATAATTATTTGGTTTACCAAATGTGTCATTAAATTCTTGTACTTCATCTACGAAAGGTACTTCCCAATATTTAGGACTTAATTTTTGATCTTTAAATAAATTTAATTGTTTACCCATTAGTCTAATATTTTAATAATTTTTGATTCTTTCACTGATTTTACTTGGTATTCTACACCTACACCTTCGAATTCTTTTACTACTTTAGCTTCTGCTTCAGTACATGATTCTGCCTCTACACAGTAAACTTCATTTGTGCTGGTGATTCTACCTCTTTCGTTTTCGTCTTTTACTTTGACTGTTGAAATGTAATATGCCATATTATTTGTGGTTTCTTTTAAAGTCAGCAGATAGGTTTTTTATTTTATTTGCAGCTGATCTACATCTTCCTTTTGCTGCTGCTGTTGTTTTATCTATTTCTGATTCAATTAATACTATTTGTTCTTTGATTGCATTTACTAATTCTAATGAATTTTCCATAATTTTTGTTTTAATTTTTATTAATAATTTTTCCTCCTGTTTTTACTTCATATATCCAACCACTGTCTGTGTTTTGGTTAAATACTTCCGCTATTTTTAATGCTTCCCCTAGTTCTTTAATTTCTAATATTGATGATAAACCATCTAATATTAATACACATATTTTTTTCCCTGAGGGACTAGTCATCGTTTTTACTATATTGTAAGACATAATTTATATTTGGTGTCCTCCGTTATTGATTTTTAATGAGTTAAAAAACTCTTGTCTTGCGTCATTTCCGTTGTGTCTAAACACACCTGATGCTTTTGTTGTAACCATTGCAGCTCCTCTATGTTTAACACCTCTACAACTTACACAATTGTGTGTTGCAACTATTGTAATAATAACACCTAAGTTATCCTCACATATTTTATCAACTGCATTGTGTATTGCAGATGTTAATTGTTCTTGTATAGCACCTCTTCTACCAAAGTGTTCTACAATTCTATTTAATTTACTTAAACCTACAACTGCTCCTTTTTCTGATGTAATGTAACCAATATGAACCACCCCACCTATTGTTTGGTGGTGGTGTGAACACATTGAAGTTAGTGGAATGTTTCTTTCGATTACAATTCCATCGTAACCATCGGAAGGGAAGGAAGTAATTGGTGACATTTCATTGTATCTACCAGCCCATAAATCATTTACATAAGCTTTAGCTACACGTTTTGGTGTGTCATTTGAATTTGGATCATTTCTCCAATCACATTTTAAAGCATCTAAAAACTTACCATAAGCTTCAGTTGCTTGTTCAATCATGTCTGATTTTTCTTGATCATTTAAAGGAAAGCCTGGTGCAACACCATTAGCAAATCCTTCTTGTACTACTTCAATATCGTATTGTTTTTTATTTTCTGCCATTATAATTTATGTATTGTGTCTAAATTTCTACTATATCCCTTTGGTCCGTCCATACCATATCCAATGTACCATGGGTTTTCATTTTCTTTCTGTTGATATATAAAAAGGTGATCTGGGAAATCCAAATTTTCTTTGTAAACTGCTGAAACTGTTTCAACTTGTTTAGCTTCTAATATTTTATAATGTTCTTTTAAAGCGTTCATTGTTTGTCCACTGTCTAAAATGTCATCTACAAGAAATACTGTTTTATCTTTTATATTTGTTTCAATGTCATAATGTATTTCTAGTACTTTCTGTGATTGACCATCATATGAGCTACATTTAACAAAATCAACTTCAATTGGGTATTTTATATGTTTTAATAAATCACTAAAAAACATAAATCCTCCTTTCATAACACAAACAAATACGATTCCCCCTCCTATTTCATTACATAAATTTGTTAATTCATCTCCTAAGTCCCCTACTAAAAGGTCTAATTCTGTTCTACTTAATATTTGGTTGTTTTCTTTCGAATGTTCCATTTTTTCTAAATTTATTGTACATTTTATCATCTTTATCTAAACAATCAACACATACAACTCCTTTACTTACTGTGTTTACTATTTGATCATAAAAACATACTTCTTCTAATAATTTTTTTCCTATTTCTTCTTCTTTATTATACCACTTTTCTCCATATTTTTTTTCAAAACCTTGCATTAACAATTCATATTTTTCTGAAATGGGTCCCATTGCATGGTATGTATAAGGCATGTCTGTTAATTTATTACACCAATAACATTCTCTATTTTCACTCATTATACTCCCCTTTGTGTATCAAAAGCAATAATATGATCTCTACCTGTCATGTTATAACCATGTTCGGCACACATATCAAATACTAATGGATACATTTTAATTAATTGTTCTCTTGTGTCTCCTGCGGGCATAATAAAAGTTTTATCTTTAGGTATACCTAATTCAACTCTATATGCTTCGATTTCTTCTAAATTTCCTTTTGTCCCATCCCAAACTGGTTTAAAATGATAGTCGGAATGAAAATCTATCATTTGTTTAATTGCATCTGTATTTTGTCTCATTCTATTGTGTACTTTGACGAAGCGTTCGTCAACCACTTTCCCAGCTGGAGTAACAGCGCCAACAACAGGCACGGAATTACTAAACTTAGGGCTAAGACTAATAACACCAATAGGATAATCGGTTTCAACAAAATGAGATCCTTCAGTTTCGATAGTAATGATAATATTTCTTTCATTTGCAAAGTGTGTTAATTCGTTAACTAAAGCAGGATGCATTGTTGGTGATCCCCCTGTCAGCATCATTTCTTTTACGTGTGGGTTTTCATCATATATTTTTACAATATCATTAAATGAAAATATACCTTTTTCTGGGTGAATACTTGTATACCAACTGTCACACCAACCACCTTCTCCAAAGTAACATCTATGTGTACAACCAGTTGTTCTAACAGCGATTGTTGGTCTCCCAATTCTGCTGCCTTCTGATTGAACACAACGATATACCTCTACGACAGGTAATCTTTTATTATAATCTTCTATTCTTTTATGCATGTTCAGCTAATAATTGTTTAACGTGATTTTCTGCTATTTTATAATCTACAGGGCCTGTTTCATCTGCATAACTCACAGGATCAGGTCTTCCTAATTTAATAAATGCTTCAATTCTTTCAACTGATGATGCTGATTTGTAATCTGAGTACCACTCATAAGCATTAGTTTCTGGTCTATGATAATATTTAATAGGTTTATATGATGTATTAGTTCTTTTATAAACTTCATCAAAGTCTAAACCTAAAAATTCACAACAAGCTACACCATCTTCTAAAATTGTAAATTTATCACCATCTAAGTAAGGTGTGTAATAATCTACTTTATGTTCAGCATCCCAATTACCCTCACAAAATGCTTTATAATCTGCATCTCTAAATTCTTGTCTACAATCAGGATAAATTGCATGGTCACCTGCATGGATACCCATTGCAATATCTACAGCTAATTCTTTTTTGTTGGCAATAGATAATGCTACTGCTTGAATAATTGATGAAAACATTTTATTTCTGTTTGGTACAACAGTGTCTTTCATGTTTTCTTCTTCATAATGTCCTTCGGGAACATCATCGCCCCCTTTTACTAAATTTGAATTTAAAAGAGAAACCAATCCTTGTAGTGTAATTCTTTGATATTTTACTGGATATCCATTTCTGTCTAAATATTCAATTAATTCTGATGCTCTGTCTAATTCTACATTGTGTTTTTGACCATAATCAAAACTTAATGCTGTTACTTCGTAACCTTTTGCTAACAAGTGTAATAATACTGTACTACTGTCCATTCCACCTGATAATGATA